GGCCAACAAGGACTAATTGGAGGGATTAAGTGCACTGCCACAGTTTTTTTAACCCTCCTGATCCCCGGTTACCCCGAAGGTATCCAGCTATGAGGATGGACCTCTTGTGTCCTATATCCGCATTCAAGTCGTGCTCTATTCAACCAAGATGAGTCTTCTCAACACGCTGCCGCAACAAATTTTCCTCGCCTGTCGAAATGCTGGATTTATCCGGGATAGTCGAGGGCGCGATCTGGGCTTTGAAGGCGAACATTATGGATGGAGTATGAACTTCATCACCACAGAAAGGAATTTCTAATTATGTCTCAACCCTATGTTTATGAAGAATATCAAGGTTTCGATAGCCTCTATTTCGCAGAAATTACCAAGGATGATGCCACCGCCTATACGGCCGGCATCCCGGAAATCCTCGCGCCAGCTGGTGAGATCGCGGTTAAAACCGAACGGTCAACCGATCCGAAATACTATGACAATCAACCGTTTCTGATCGTCACCGCGGAAGGCTTTGATGAAGCCACCTTAACGGTCCCGGTGTTACCAATCGCCTTAGTCGCGCGATTGTTGGGTAAAGTGGTCGATACTGTGACAGGTGCATTGTTGGATACCGGAGAAACGCAAATTAAATACTTTGCGATTGGGTATCGTCTGCGCTTTACGGATGGATCGTATCGCTATGTCTGGCGTCACAAAGGAACCTTCCGACTCGATGAAGAAAGTGCCAAAGCGCAAGACGCCTCAACAGACACCAACAATCACAAACTGATCTTCACCGGAATCACGACAAAATTCCGTTTCGAACTTCCGGATGCCAGTAAAAAACCCGGGAAGCAACTCGTCGTCGATGCCCGGGATGGGAAAGCGGATGTCTCGGAATGGTTTGCGCAAGTCGTAACGCCGGAGAATTTAACGGTGATTACACCGACGCCTTAGATTGGAGCTGAGCAATCTGCTGTGTGAGTTTCTCAAACTTCATATCAGCGTCAACCTTAACATACCAAATCAAAAAAGGAACGATTAGCAAAAATGAAAGAGCGACGACAGTCTGAGTATTCGCCTCAATTAATAAGCCGAAGAGAATCATTGTTAAGTAAATCAATCCAAGTATAAACAACCAACCTAAAAGTAACCTCCAAAATTTACTCATGGCTTGATTTCTCCGGGATTGATAATTTGTTGAGAATCATTTGAAGTTTCTCGTCCACAACGACAATCAGCAACCAGATCATAAATGCGTTGAAGTAAATTCCAGCGAAAATGATTTGAAACGTGCCATCTCCTCCTGGAATATTCGCATAGACAATATTCATAACTAAAAAGGCAATTGGTATGATTGCTAGCCAGCCAACTAAAATCTTTGTATATTTTCCCACTGTTTTATCCCCCTCTGGATATTAATTCTATCCTATCTGAAAACGAAAGGGGAAGCAATACCCCGGATTGACAATACCCTAGAAATGAGAAATTCGTATGCAATCAAGTATTTCATTAACCATTTACGATGAAAAAGATGAAATCCTCGCGGAATTTACCGAGACACGTATTCGCTGGGGAATCATCGAAGATGTGGTGGATCTCTCCGAGAAACTCGCTGGAAAGTCCGAACGGGAAGCCATCCAAGCGATGGGAACCTTCATTCAGTTGGTTTTTCCCAAATTGACGAAAGAACTCTTGCGCCAAGCCGATGTGAATGACATCAAAAATTGCTTTCAGCAGATCGTCAATGTAGTCAAGAACATCGAGGGAAACTCCGAAAAAAACGTGGAAACGGTGAAGACTCCTTAGCGAAGGCTGAAGAATCTTCACCACTTTCTGAAATCCTCTTTGAACTCGTGTTGAATCTATGTAAAGCTTTTCCCGCGCTAGATCCTTTCCGACTTCGGCGAAGCGAAGCGGATGAAGTCATCCTACTCATCAATAAGCTCTCTCGTCAGGGACGCAAGAAACCGTTACCGACAGAGAACTTAAAACAACGAAAGAAAGTTTATGCAGATCAAGTGAATTGGTTCTAGGAAAGGACAGTAATGCGCGATGGCGGATGAAATCTTAGGTGGGAAGTGGACATTGGATACGACCGACTTAAAAGCCGGACTCACCGAAGCCAATCGCTTGATCCGGATTGCGGACACTGAATTCAAAGCCGCTGCCGCGAGTATGGGAACCTGGGGTGAGAACGCCGATGGACTCAGTGCTCGTATTAAAAGTCTTTCGACCATCGTCGACATCCAGGAACAAAAGGTTCGAGCCCTTAAGGAACAGCATCAACAAGTCTCTGAAGTTTATGGATCCAACTCCAAAGCTGCGCAAGACCTTGAAGTGGCCATCAACAAAGAGTCTGCTTCGCTCAATCGCAACAAGCTCGAACTGGATGAAACCAAAGTCTCCCTCACGAATCTCAAGGATGGATCGGCGGAACTCGAAAAGCAAAAGGAAGCTCTGAAACAGAAAACGGATGATTTGACGTCGTCGATGAATGAGTTGGGAAAGAAAGCGCTCGTCGCTGTGACCGCTGCGGCTGCCGCTGCTGGAGCCGCGATACTCAAACTGATGAGTGATGCCGGATCCTTTGCGGATGACCTTATTACGCTCTCTAACAAAACCGGAATCTCCGTTCAACAACTCCAGGAGTTAGACTATGCGGCACGCTTTGTGGATGTCTCCGTCGAAACGATGACCGGCTCCCTCAATAAAATGACGCGCACGATGGATGATGCGCGCGATGCAATGGCGACCGGGAAACTCAACGATCAGGCGGTAGCCTATCAAGAACTAAACGTTCAGGTTACCAATGCGGATGGTTCTTTGCGCAACAACAAAGTCGTCTTCTATGAGGTGATTGATGCCCTGGGAAAAGTTACCAACGAAACCGAACGTGATTCTTTGGCTATGCAGATCTTTGGGAAAAGTGCGACCGAACTCAATCCACTCATCAAAGCAGGATCGACGGAACTCAACCGCTTGGCCCAAGAAGCGCATCAGGTTGGCGCGGTTGTCAGTGATGAGGGTGTCAGTGCCCTGGGAAAGTTTGATGACAACATGGAGACCCTAAAAGCCTCCACGCAAGGCTTGATGAATGAAGCCTTGGCACAACTTACCCCAGTGATTAATGACTTGGTGACGCAACTCAAAGACAACATGCCCGCGATCATTGAAGCCATTCAAGGATTCATTACCTTTACGATTGAAAATGGTCCAACGATCATCGCTGTCATCGGTGGCATCGCGGCTGGGTTGGCGGCTTGGAATGTGGTCACCATGATTCAAGGACTGATTACGATGGTCAAAGGGTGGCAAACCGCAACGGAAGGCATGAGTGCAGCGCAAGCGATTCTCAATGTCGTGATGGCTGCCAATCCGATCGGGATCATTATCACCCTCGTGGCAGCCCTCGTTGCTGGGATTCTTATTCTCTGGAACACGAACGAAGACTTCCGCAACGCCGTGAAGAAAATCTTTGACGGAATCCTATCAACCATCAGCGACGTCGTTGGAAAAATCGTGACGTTCTTTACCAAGACCATTCCAGATTCATTAGCGAAGGTTGGGGAATGGTTTGAAGACATCGGTTCCAACATTGTCAAAGGCGTATGGGATGGCATATCTGGGATGGCCTCGTGGATTGGAGATAAAGTTGGAGGATTCTTTTCTGGAATCATCGACGGTGCCAAGGATCTCTTGGGAATCCATTCACCCTCTAAAGTCTTTGCGGGAATTGGTGAGAACATGGCCTTAGGCTTAGGTGCAGGCTTTGGTCAAGAAATGAAGTCCATCAATGCGGACATTCAAAAAGCGATTCCGACCTCGTTCGATGCAACTCTTCAATCGGGAAGTGCGACCCGCTCCCCAGGGTTTCAATCTGGAACGTCCATTCAACTGACGCAAAACATTGTCTCTCCTAAAGCCCTCACCGCCTATGAAGTCTATCGTCAAACCAAAAACGCAAGCCATGTCTTGGCGGCAGCGTTGCTGAAGGGAGGGTAAGTCAAGGAAGATGCCAACTCTTCAATTCATCAATTCGAACCAACAAAGCCTAATGCTGGGAGATAACCCGGATTTTGCGTTGTTGGACCTTGCTGGCATTCATCCTCCCAAAGCCAACCTCAACCTGCAAACCATAACCGGCTTTGACGGAGCGACTTTTGTGAGTGCCTCTGTTCAACCCCGCAATCTCTTTCTGACCCTTCAACTTCAAGGGGACGTGGAAGCAAACCGCCATAAACTCTACGAAATCTTCAAGATCAAGCAAAAGGGGACCCTGAAATATTCCTCAGAGCGCATTGAAGCGCAGATTGAAGCCTATGTCGAGACGCTCGAGATTCTGCCTATGAGCTGGCCGGTGAAAGCCTTGATCTCCTTGCTTTGCCCGCAACCGTATTTCGAAGCCTTGCAAGATATCCTAGTTGACATTTCTTTCATCGAAGCTGCACTGACCTTTCCTTTTCAACTCGAAACCCCAGGTATCGAAATGGGGGTGGTGTTTCCTTCGGAAGCGGTCAACCTATTCAATCCCGGGGATATCCCCATCGGGATGAAGATTCGCTATACCGCCAATGGAGAAGTGGTCAACCCGAAACTGATTAACACTCGGACCTTGGCATTCATTGAACTGGAAACGACGATGGTTGCCGGGGATGTCTTGACGATCACCACCGAAGTGGGCAAAAAACGTATCGTACGTCTGCGAAATGGAGAAACGACCAACCTCTTTAACACTTTAGCATTGGGATCGACCTTCCTTCAGTTGGAGGAAGGGGACAACGTTCTCTATGCGACCAGTCAAAGCGGATCGTCTTCTCTGTTTACCGAGATTTCGTTTCGCCCGAAATACAGCGGGGTGTAAGTGATGGAACTTAGCATATACAATACCCAACTCGACTTGATTGGCATTCTAGATACGGCCACTGAATTCATTTGGCACCGTGTCTTTCATACTTCGGGTGATTTCGAAATCCATGTTCCAGCCACGCAAGAGGTTCTAACACTCCTGAAGTTGCAGCACTTGATCACTAAACCCGACACAATTGAGTTTGGAATCATTGAAACCCTCTTACTTGAACAGAATGAAGAAGGCGAACGTCTGAAGGTTACGGGTCGCTTTGGATCCAGTCTGCTTGACCGTCGGATCCTCTTTGAAACCCACACCTTCAATACGACAGTCGAAGAAGCAATGCGGACCTTGGTGAGTGCTTGCTGCATCACACCGGACAATCCGGACCGGATCTTTCCAAACCTGGAGCTCGGAGATCTTATGGGATTTCCAGAAACGATTGCCTTTCAAGCTACCTACAAAAACCTGTTGGGTACCTTACGAGTTCTATCTGAAACCAGTGGGCTGGGGTTTCGGGTTCGCTTTCTTCCCCATCTCAAGAATTTCCGATTTGAAGTGATTCGACCGCTAGACCGATCCTTTCTTCAATCCGAGAACCCCCGTGTCCTCTTCAGTAATGACGTCGACAATCTTCTAACTTCCACCTATCAAGAACGCGATCAGGAAAGTTCCAATCTCGCCCTTGTCGGTGGGGAAGGGGTCGGTGAAGATCGTACGTTGATCGTCGTGGGAAGTGAGACGGGAATGGAACGTCGTGAAGTCTTCGTGAATGCGAAGGATCAACGCAAAGAGGAAAGTATAACGCTTCCAGAGTATTATCAACTTCTTGCCCAGAAAGGGCAGGAATCCCTGGTTCCCACATCTGCGGTCTTTGAAGGAACGGTTCGACCCAATGAAAATGTCACCTACAAAGTCGACTATGACTTAGGCGACATCATCACGATCGAAAACCACCAGTGGGGAAAACGAATCCATGTCCGGATTACAGAAATCACGGAAGTCGATGATGCCAATGGACATGCAGTCGTGCCGGTCTTTGGCCAAGTGAAAAATCCTCGAGTTGCAACCCAAGACACCACAGATTCCGGTGGCGGATACTCAATTTCAGTGATTCCCAATCAAGCCATCGTCTCGGATGGTTCGGGTAACTTGATGGCCAGTACAACAACCGCCCAAGAAGTCGGATTTCTCTCTGGCGTAACGTCGGCCATCCAGACACAACTCAATGCGCTCTGGAATCTGATGTATCCGATCGGAGCCCTTTATCTAAGTGTCTTAGCTACCAGTCCCTCGATTCTCTTTGGGGGAACGTGGGTGCAGATTTCGGATAAATTCTTGTTGGCGGGAGGTCCGACCTATAGTCCTGGAACCAGCGCCGGCGCCGCCTCGCACACCCATACTTCGGCCGCGCATACGCATGCCATCGCTTCCCATAGCCATAGTTCGTCAGCGCATACGCATGCCATTGCTTCTCATAGCCATAGTTCAGCAGCGCATACGCATGTCATTCCGGCGCACAATCACACACTGGTTG